AGTTAATACTTCTTTTTTTAATCTGCGAATCATTATGGTTGAGCGTAATGTTTTTTGCAGTTCATCAAGATTGGTTGCGCCTTCAGTGTTTAAAACACTTTTGCCACGCCCAATTGACATACGATATGCACCACAATATTTATAAACAAAATTAAACCAATGACCAAATACACTTGGCATTAAGTAACCCGCTATGGGTTGTAACTCAACTGGCTTGTTAGGAATAGGTGTGCCTGTTAATGCTATCTTTTTACTGGCTTGGATAGATAACGCAACTTTTGTGCGTTTGGCTTTTGGATTTTTGATTTTGTGACACTCATCAAAGATAACCAAAGACCAATATCTTTGTTTTATTTCTGTTGCAAATTTATTTAGAAGATCATAGTTAATAATAACGATGTCAGGATCTGATGGAAATTCATCTTTACCATTCTCAATAATTTTAATATTGCGTGGTTCTACCAACCAAGTATTACATTCTTTGGACCAGTTGATTTTAACTGACGCTGGTACAACTATCAGAACAGTTTCTAACTGAACTGCATTTATAACACCAATAGCTTGGATTGTTTTACCCAAGCCCATTTCGTCAGCGATTAGTGTAGCTGACCTCTTTGATGCAAATTCAATGCCAGCTTTTTGGTAAGGGAAGTAAGCCAAACCTTCTGGAGATTTAATTTCTAGTTCAGATGATATAGCTAATGATTCTTCTATTTTAGTATTGTCATCACGCAAACGCTTACAAATCCAATTACCATCATCGTCTTTAGTGATAGTAATGCCAGCTTTACGCAATTCAGCTTTCTTAGCTTGATATATTGCCCAGAAATCTTGATTGTCTTTTTCTATTTTAGCAACAGAGAGAAACCGCCCATCTTCTTGGACAGTTTCTTTACCAAACTCTAAAGGTAATTTAAAAGTTTTATCTTTCATACCACTTTCTCCTAGGAATGGCTTATGCCATTCCTTTGTTAGTTAATATTTCTGCTGCCTTGGCACTGACACCATTTTCATCGTTATAGACATTAGTCCAACTTGAAATGTAAACTTTTTCACCTTCATCATTAACTTCTTCATCATCAGTAAACGTTTTATTCTTATCTACGATAGAGCCAATAGTGCCTTCTGCTGATTTTACAGTCCAACCACCATCAACCAAAAGTTTAATCATTTGTAAAAGAGTTACATATTCCCAATGCTCATATCCAAACTCTGGTTCACTTTCCCAAGACCAACCATTGTCAAAAATGCTTTGATTTACTAAATGTAATGCTTTTTTTTCATTCATTGTGTAAGAAGTGTTGACCATTTTTTTTCCTTTTTTGTTATTTAATTTACTATCCACATATACATACTAACATATTTGTAAAAAAGTACAACTATTTATACAATTAATTTACATTTATTTTAGGCATAAAAAAAGGGTGCTTTCGCACCCTTAATCAGTAGTTGAGTAATAAACCCTACTGTTGGTTCAATTTAAGCACCCTGACTTCCGTAAATACCACGCCAATTACTAAAACCGAAACTGTAGCGTTCGCGTGCTTTATAGCGGATATTGCCTGTTGCAAAATCAGGTTCCATGCTAGTTGACATCGCCGATCTCTGAAACCCTTTCAGACCTTCACCTTGATCGGTGATACTCGTGGTCAAGAAAAAGGCGTCAACATCGGTTAAGTGGTGATTAACCACATAACCGCCTGATATCATGCCAGTATTTTTTATAGCATTAATATCATTGTCAGCAGTTCCTGTTCTATTCGCTGATGCTAATAATCTATCAGCCACAAATATTAATTGTGGTGGAATGACTAATTTAGAAGCCATAACACTTATGTTAAGTCCTCTGTCATCAGTGAAAGTTGCTAGGTCGACCAGTGCAGCTTCTAACGAAGTTTCGTTTAAATCTGCCATTGTAGTTGCTCTATTTGCGTCAGTACCACCGCCAGACAAAGGATGAGCTGTGTTAATTAAACTCTTACCATCTCCACCTGTATGACTTGATGAAAAAGCATTGTTCAAAATATTGGCAGCAGTAACTTCTTTGCTGTGGCTCATTGAACGGGCGAGGGCTCGTGTATATCGCTTCCCAAGGGAGTCGTATAAATTATCCTCAATTGCTTCTTCGGTGAGTGCAAATGCTAATGCAACAGTTGAATGGTTATAACGTGCTGTATAACTTTCTTTCGCATTATCAAATACTACTGATTGACCTTCTGTTTTGTCAGGTGCAGCGCCAAAGCCTACAATGAGAACTTCTTCCTCAAATGCTTTTGAACTATCTTCCATTTGGAAAATTTCACTGTATTCCTGACCATGTTGGTCGTATTCCATTCCAAACAAACTGTTTAGTCCGGGTTCGAGCTCTTTAGCGAGCTGCGCTCTCGAAATTGCCATTATATGCTCCTAAGCTAGTCCAGCACCTTTTGCTCCCATGATGTGGTTTTGAATCACACAAAGAACATTGGTGTTGGCAGACGCAACGTCTGAGTTTGAAGGATCCTGAGAAACATCAATCGCTTTCAACGGCAACGTAGCTGTAGTAGCTCCTGTTGAGGTGTCAAGTTCTGCATTAGATGTTCCAGAAAGTGTGCTGCCAACTGGTGACTGTTCAACAATATCGAAATTTCCGAACAAATCAGCGACTGGGAAAGCCTCATCTGATTGAACCTCAAAAACGACATTGGGATCGTCAATTATGTTAGCAATTATATCTGAAGCAGCAATACTGCCCGGATAATGATTTGAGAACGTCTGATCGCCTGATGTTGGATCTGTGTACTGAACTCCATTAAACACACCCACGATAGGAACGGTTCCTGAAGCTGCGTGACGACCTAATACTCCAGCTGTGAGTTGTGTTACCAAATCACCTTGGAATATTGGGGTTGTCGCACCACTTGCTATTCTGTAACGACTTTGACCGCCAGAATAGGGCGCACCGCCCATCATACGAACAGGTTTACAACCAAAAGCGGCATCTTTATTAGCCATTTTCTAACTCCTGTAAATATATAAGTTAATTACTTTTAGATTTTCCAAAAGTAACTTGGGAGTCTCGTTTTGAATCATATTTCACATATTTACTGTCCTTGTTCGCATCACTAAACATGGTGTTATCCAATGCTTGTTCATTTTTACGAGTCATATTTTCGTAATATTGTCTGCGTTCTTGTACAGTTTCTAGTGGCAGTTTTGCCAAAACAAGACCTTCATTGTGAACCACGCCAGCTAATCTTCCTCTATCAGTTCCATGTGTAGGTAGTTGCCAATCTGCTGGAAGTTCAGAACCTTGAACAAGATCCCATCCTTCACGCAAACGATAACTGATGTTATTAGCATCTTCTACACCTAGAATTGATTCCCTGATCCAGCGATATTCATAACCTTCTGGTGCTGGGGGAGTTTCAAGTTTTTTAACTGGTGACCATGGTTTTCTGCGAGCTTGTTTATCGTGCGTCTCGGATTCACGAGTGTGTTTAGCTAAATCTTCTAAACCTGACATTATATTACCTCTCTACGAGAAATTTTTTGTTTCTCTATTGCGCATCTTTTTAACCACTGTTCTTCTTTCATGTTGTGTGGTTTAAGTCCTATGAGGCGATTTATTTCAGATTTCGAAAAGGTTACGCCATTCTTTTTTGCTTGTGTTTTTTGCCGACTCCCCATGGAAGTAGATGCCACTCTTTGCACAGCGGGTTTTGCATCATTTGTTTCAGCATTTTTTTCAGCTCTATCCAAATCAGGATAAACCTTAAAAACTCTTTTGTTCAATTCGTTATAATAATCATCTGAATCAGCTTCAAAGCCTTCATTGACTAAGTTAAAATGTGTGTAGTAGGCATATTGAGTGCCTTCTATATTGTTTTGGTCAGACTGATCACCATACCAAGTATTTTTACTTGCCCAATCTTTAGCTTGTACAGTTGGTTGAACTTGTTGTTGCACAGGTTGTTGAACTTGTTGTTGAACTTGTTGTTGAGCTGGTGCTGTTTGCTGTCTATTTTTAGCAACTCTTAATTTTTCTTTTTGTATTGATAAGTCACTTTTCAATGTATCAGCTTTAGACATCAACTCGGCATCGCCAGAGTTAACGGCTTTCTTGTATAATTCCTCAGCTTGTGATTCTTTTGCATTAATTGATTGTTCTTCAGCAACCAAAATATTACTTGATAAATGTTGTGTTTGGTTTAGTAACGCATAATTTTCTGCATTTTTTTCAGCTAATAATCTTTCAGCATTGACTGCGCGTTGTTCAATCTCACGATTACGCAAATTAAGATTATTAATACGTTTGCTGACGTTTTTGGTGTACTTATCTAATTCATCATCAGATTCAACTGTATTTTGACTTTCTACAACATCATCAACAATTGCAACAGATATTTCTTCTTCTTGTACTGGATTTTCAACTATTTCATTCATATCTATAAACTCACTATGTCGTCTGGGTTTTTGATGGTTGCAATGACTTCATCATCATTAATGATTCTTACCTCTGCACCGTCCTCTAATTTAAACCTAGCTCCAGCATATCTCCCAATAAGAACCCAATCACCATTTTTACACCAAGGCTCGCCATACTTCTTTTTATCACTATAACAGAGAGATCCTGTCTTGACCACATAACCTACTACAGTGGCTAAACCTTCTCTATCAATTGTATCTTTTGTTAATACTATGCCACCTTTGGTTTTATTCTTACCACGATAAGGTAATATTAATATTTTCCAACCAGTTGGTTGTGGAATTCTTTCTAACGCTGATGCGTCTAATTTTGTTGGGTCTAATACAACCTCGTCAGGGTCAACCCAAGCAGATGCTATTTCCATTTTAGTTTTTTCCATTTATTTATTCTTCCAATTTTTTATATTTGTTTATGAACTCTTGCATATTATAGTAGGAATGTAGTTGACCTTGCAAGAATTTATGTTGTTCCATATCTCGTAATGAGCCACTCATATAAATATTTTGTATTTCTTTTAACTGAAAATTTATTTCGTTTTGCAATTCACTTAATATATTTACAATATCCATTATCCTCTCATCCTAAAATCCATACCACGTTTTGCTTGCCCACCGCCTTTGCATTGGTGGGTTTGCATTGCTCCACCTTTCATCATTTTAGATTTACTCAAAGCAATAGCAACTGCTTGTTTTTGTGGCAAACCTTCGCCACGCATCTTTGTAATGTTAGATGAAATAGTTTCTTTGGAATTACCTTTTTTTAATGGCATTATTTTTTATTAGCTACTTTTTTCTTAGCTACTTTTTTCTTAGCTACTTTCTTTTTTGGTTGTGCCACAGGTTCTTTTACTACAGGTTCTTTTACTACAGGTTCTTTTACTACAGGCTTTTCTATTACAACTGGTTTTGGATTAGGAACTATTCCGCCAGCTTCGATAATTGCCAATTTTTTAGCAATTCTTTCATCTGATGCTTTTTTACTAGCCAAAACTGTCGCTTCTGCTTGTGCAAATGCTTCTATCTCATTTGCTCTGTCATTTTTTTTCTGTGCTTGCAATTCATCTATTTCTTGTTGTCTAACTGAAGATACCATTATTTTCTCCTATATCGTTGTTCAAGTTCTAATAATTTTAAATCGGCTTGTTGTTTTAATCTATCAAATCCCAATTGCAATTTTTCATCTGCTATTGTTTTTGAAACATCTAATCTTTGTCTTGCCAAATCAGCATCAATCATGGTTTCTTGTTGATTTGATTGTTGTTTAGCAGCAAATTTTTCTTGGTCAATATCAATTTCTTTATCTTTCAAAGCTAATTCTTGCTGACGTATAGCTACCAATGGATCTGTTTGATTGCCTGTTTGTATCGTAGCTAAGAAATTATTTGTCAATTCAGCTAAAATTGGTGAGGACATTTGATCCATCATCATTTGTAATTCTTGTTGTAATTGTTGAGCTTCCTCAGGTGTAACTTGTTGCATTTGCTGTTGCAACGCACCAATTCTTTGTTGCATTTCTGGTTGCATTTGCTCTGAAGCAATCTGACCAGATAAAAATTGTAGATGCTGCATCACATGAGAAATAATCAAAGACTGTATTTGTGGATTTTCTTGCACCACATTTGTTTGAAATAAACTGGCATGAGCTTGTATATGTGCTTCATGGTTTTGTTGGGGAAAAGCCTGAGCTGGCTGTCCTAACAAAAATCCACTGTTTTCTAAACCAGCATCTACTGGTTTGGGTGTCATATCAGGTGGTGGTTGTAATAAACTTTCTACATTATCAATACCTAAAGCACCATACATACGTTTATAGGCTTCATAAATACCTAATGGTCCATGTATATCTGGGTTAGATTGAACCATTTGCAACAATTCTTGTGCCAAAGTAATGCGTTGACTTTGGCTAAAAATGTTGGGATCAGACACAGGTACAATATCAATTCTGTCATCAAAATCTGTTTGTTTGATTTCTCTAGGTGCTGTTCCTGTATCGTAATCATAAGTTGGTGGTAAAAATTCCGAAAAGACTGTTGCTAACAAATTAAACTCAAGGCGTTGGCTATAATGCAATCTCTTATGAATAGCAGACATAACTTTGGTTCCACGCTCTAGCAAAGCTATTGTTGTTCCGACTGGAGCATTCTGATTACCATCGCCTATATTAGAGTCAGATATTGAAGCAAATCGTTTACCTGAATCTATCAATAAGCCAAGTAATTGCATCAATACATTACTTGGTTCTTTGATTGGCAATGGGATTAAATTTTCTCTCAATGAACCACCAGTAGTGTCTATGTCTCTAAATTCACCCGGTTGTAGTGGTTCTGCTTCATCTCTAATTCTCATACCTCTGGCTTTAAAACCAGCTGGTAAGTTGCTTAAAGTACCAGCATCAATGAGTTGTCTAAGGATAGATGTTGAGGCTTTAGATAAACCACCAATCATATGTGACAGACCTAGACCATAAAAACCTAAGCCGGGTAAAAACTTGTATTGCACAAAATAATTGATTTTGTTTTTATCTGGATCTTCAGGACTATAGTTTCTGCGAATAGCTAAAACTTTATTAGCTGATTCATCCAAGGTGACAATATAAGGTAATTTTAATCCAGTTGGCTCGCCATCTTCACCAATATCTTCATAACCTTCTATGTCTAATATGGTATGGACTTCGTAAATTGTGCGATTTCTATCTTCAGTATATGAAGGTGTTACCCCTTGTATACTGTCAATTTCATCTTGAATATCATCAGAATCCTCATAAGAATCATCTGGAATTTCAATATCTGCATAGAAACCAGACAGTTGTTGTTTTTTTATTTCATTACGAGACATGCTAATAACATGGGTAATTCTTTCAGCAGTAGACATATCAGGTGCTTCGTAAGGCACTATCATATCTTCAGGTGGGATAAACTTAGAAACAGCACGTTTTAAAGAAAAATCATAATATATTTTTTTGAACGCAGAGCCAGCTAATGGTAAGTAAAATAACATTTGATCTAGTTCTGGATCATATTCTTTCATTACATTCATAATGTAATAATTCATAAATTCTTGAACGCGATCAGCTTGACTTTCAGTTTCAGCACTACGCATACCAATTATTTGGGTTTTTACTGGTCCTTTCGCTGGTAACAATTCCTTATATGCCTGAGCTTGGAATTGAGTTACTGCCTCGGCTAATATTGGGTGAACTACACCAGAAGAACCTTGGAATGGTTGTGAGCGTGTTTCGTCAAACTTCATACCAAGATATTTTAATCCATCTGTGTAAGTTTTTTCCCACTCTGAACGTGACTCCAGATCACCTTGAATGGAATCTATGAGGTCACTTGAGAGTCTTGTTAAATCTGTTGGATCTAAATTTTCTGCTATATTTGCGTAAAAATCATCTGCATTGTTGGATTCTTCTGCTTCTTGGTTCATTTCATCTTCAGTGAATAAACCTTCTTCAGTAATTAATATATTAGCTGCTTCGTTAATTTGTTCTTCACGACTTTGATCTGGAATAATTTCCATTTCACTACCAGTTTCAATAATATCTGGATCATTTTCTGTGCCTAAAACTCTTTCAACTGCCATAATAATTCCTAATGATAAACTGTATTTTCATGTGGTTCCAAAGAATCTAAATTGTATAAATCTTCTTCAGTAAACTCCAATTGACCTTCAAGCGTTAAACCTTGAATATCGCACAACAATTGTGCTTTTTTCTTTGAAGATGCAAAAATATTTGGTCCAGCATATTCTTCATCTTCAAATACAAATGATGTAATCCAAATCTTCATACTAATAATATACTGTTCTGCCCTTTTTTAATAGTTTGACCTCATCTTGATAATCTTGATTCAAACTTAAGAAACCGCCTTGTCTAAATCTCATGAGCGCCATAGTCATGCTATCTACATAATCATCGTGATCTCCATATGGAAATGAAGCGCATTCTTCTCTCACTTCATCAGCAAATGGCTCATCTGGCAACCAAACCATTCCAGACTCAAAAATTGGTGCAACACTGTTCATTCTTGCTACTTTATCTTGACCTCTTGATGGAGTGTAAGCAGTAACTGGTATGCCCATTCTCCTTAATTCTTGTGTCAAGGGCGTTCCAGATGCCTTTGCCTCAATCAAAACGCAATCTGGTTCCCAATACTTATATTCATCCCATGCTAACCTTTTAAGCTCAGGAAAATCAACTCTGACTCTTTTTGCATCCAGTAAAATAATATTAGGTTGACCATCTGCTTCATGCTCAAAAATAGCCCAAGTGGTAATAGCTGAGTAATCTGCGGTTTCTTTTTTAGAAAATGCAGTATCATAGCTTTGAATAACATAGTTGTAAGCTGGCACTGTGTCACCTTCCCATTCTTGCCACCATTCACGTTTGACGATAGAACCTTCTTCTGATGTGGGATTTTGCATCCACTGGGCATTCCATTTAGCTACTGGCAATGAGGCTTTCACACTTAATAATTCTTCTTTTTTCCAATATTCAGACCACAGAGGATTGTCAGTTTCTGGCATAATTGCTGGAAATTCAACAACTTCCCACTTATCTGCATATTCATCTGTTTGTTTTTTCAATAACCTACCAACCAAATCTTTGGTACTCCAGCGTGT